GGAGGGGCAGGAGGCGGAATCTCAAACTTAAACGCCCCGTTTTTCGGAGGTGCCGGTGGACGCAGCAACGCTCTAGGACTCAGCGGAGGATCAGGTGGCAACACCAGCACAGCGATTTCCGGTGGCGCAGGAAACGCCAACACTTCAGCGACCAACGGACTTTTAGCATCCGGTTCCGGTGGAGGTGGAGGCGGTGCTCAGTTGGCCGCATCAGGAGGAAACGGCGGAGCAGGTGGCTTCCCAGCAGCAGGAGGAGGAGGAGGGGGAGCAACGCAGAGCGGCGCTCAGTCGGGAGACGGAGGAAACGGAGCCGACGGTCTCGTCATCATCACAACCTATTTTTAACCCATGAAATACATAATCGCCCGAATCTTTGAACCGTCGACATGGAGAGGACTCGTAAGCCTCGCAACGCTTTTTGGTCTAAAAATCGCGCCAGACCAAGCCGACGCGGTTTTAACCGCCGGAGTCTCTCTCTACTCAGCCATCAACATTTTCCGTCGCGAAAAATGACCATCGCCGCCGCTGACATCCTCGACATTGTCGCCGCCCAAGGCCCAGTCGCCGCCGTACTCGCCGCCGGCCTTGTGTGGTTGGCGCGACGGTTGAACGAGTCGGAAGCCAAAGCCGACCAACGCCTAAACGCGATGGAATCAAACCACGACCGCCGCATCGACGCCGTTGAACGTCGCGCAGCCGCGTGTGAGGAAGACCGCGCACGCCTTTGGGGCAAACTCGCCGAGCTTTTCGAGAAATGACGCTCTCCCCCGAAGGCCGGAAGCTTCTCCTTGATTTCGAAGTCGGGGGCGGTGAACCATACTACCGCAAATTTCTCCGGTTTCCGACTTGGCCAGGCGAAGCCTCCGGCGTCACGATCGGTATCGGTTTCGACCTCGGATTCAACACCGCGCCGCAGTTCGCGGAAGCTTGGCAAAAAATTCTGGCCGACGACAACTTCGCAACCCTCTCCCGCAGCCTCGGAATCACCGGCGCAAAAGCCCGCCACCTACTGGCCAACGACGAGCAGCTCCGCGACGTTGAGATTCCGTGGGAAAAGGCCGTCGACGTTTTCGAGCGAATCACCGTCCCGCGATTCTACCTCACCGCACTCCGCATCTACCCGCAACTCCTCAACCTTCCGGACGCCGCACGCGATGCCCTGGTGTCTCTCGTTTTTAATCGCGGCCCCGCTCTCGCCGGAGACCGACGCGCCGAAATGGTCGGCATTCAAAACGCACTCCGCGACGGTCGAGTTTACGACATTCCCGCGTTGCTTCGCTCCATGAAACGCTTGTGGCCCAACACTTTAGGATTACAACGCCGCAGGGAAGCCGAAGCCGCACTCTTCGAGAAGGCGATTGCATAAACGCCGCATTCGCAACGGTTTCCGGAGCGCATCACAAACCGTTCTCCTTGTAGCATTTGTGTTGTCAGCGTAAGCCTAGCATTCCCAACGGTTTCCGCTTGTCACTCGCAAACGCTTAGGTTTCAGCGGTTTGCAGATTAACCGCTCGCCGAAACCTCACTTTCGACGAGCGGCCCCCAGACAACGCCGAAGCGCATCTCAAAAAATCTTCGCATTTCGCGATTTATTTTCAACCCTCACCGCAAGTAGCTACTGTCGTGCGGTTTACAGAGTGAAGAAAAAGAAAAAAAGATTTGCACTCTGAAGGGGAATCGTGTTGAATAAAAACCGTCGGGGGCGCGGTAGTCTCCGACGAAACCCCAAACCAAAGACAACAATGAACATCAATAAGTTAAACTTCATCATCGCCAAAGTTCTCGAAAACCCACAAGTTCGCCTCGTCCTCACCGAAGACGGGTTCGACTGGATGCCGTCCGACTTTTCGGGAACGACCCCGTTCTGGGTCGTGGCCGACCAAGAAGGACTTTACCACATGGCAGGGGACGGTGACCCGCTCACCGTCATCGACGGACTCGCCGAGTACATCACCGACAACATCCGCGAGTGGATTTGTGACGCCATCGACAACGAGCAGGACGCCCACGAGCCAGACGAGGAACGCATTGGGTTTCTCGGACTGCTCCTCGAAAAGTTCTAAGCCAACAACTTCACCAACCCCAAACCAACCTCACAAATGAACACAACCAAACTCACCGCTAAAACCGCCCGCGTCCCCGCACCCTACCGGATCGGGCGCAACGGAACAGGCTGGATGGAAGCCCCCAGGCCCTCAAAGGTGCCAGGTTATGTTTCCGTCCTCCTCACCGCGACCGGCAAGCGCGGACAAGACGTCTGGAGTGAGCGAAGGGATGTTACCCTCGCGCAAGCCGACGCCCTCATCTAAACCTTCATTTGCGCCGGCGGAATAGAACCGGAGGAGAACTCCGGCGGGGGCGATGGCTCCTTCATTGAACACCCCCGGCGCACCCCCTCAACATGACCGACCGACAACTAGCCCCGCTCCTTTTCACGTTCGCCGCCTTCGACGCGGTGGCGATTTCTCAAACCGACGTTGCCGTATTCCAAATCGCGCTGGGAATCCTCCTCTTGGTTTCCTATGCGGTCGGATTTCTGGCCGCGTTCGGCGAACCCGACGACCAATGAACGCTGACCTCCAACAACTCCTCGACAAGCATCAACACCAAATCGACGCCGCGTTCCGCACCGGCGACAAAATAACCCTCTCTAATGCCTACCTCGCCGTCACCATCGACCCTCCCGCGCATTGTCGCCGATGCGGAAACCCACGCCCCCGTGTGCAGGGACGGCGGCTGTGTTTCCGGTGCGGTAAAGGCGAGTTTGCGTCCCGTCGTCGCGGTTGACCCCGGAGTCAACGGGGGAATCGCCTGGTGGGACGTTGACCAAGGGGCGCAAGCCATCCGAATGCCCGAAACCGACGGGGACATTCTCGCCACCTTCCGCGGACTCCGCCGAGCGGGGGCGCAAAGGATCGCGATGGAGTTACCCGCAAAATGCATCATGGGCGCCGGACGAATGGCCCTCCTCACGCTCCACCGCAACGTCGGATTCTTGCAGGGCGTCGCAATGGCCGAGGGATTCGAACTCCACCTGTTCCAGCCACAGAAGTGGATGGCCAAGCTTAGTCTCAAAAAACGACCAGGCGAAGAGCAACGCCATTGGAAAAACCGATTGAAGGAGGAAGCCCAGAGGCGGTTTCCCGCTCTCAAAGTGACGCTCGCCAACGCCGACGCCCTTCTCATTCTCGCATCATCTCAGCAGTAAACCTAGACAAACAACAAACATGGAAAACCAAAAACTCAGCCTTTTCCAAGGCATCACCAACCCAATCGAAGCCGCAACCCAGTTAGGAGAAGCTTTCGCCTCATCCGGCCTGTTCGGATGCAGCAAACCCCAGCAGGGAACCGTCCTTGCCATGCAATGTTTGGCGACAGGGATGAGCCCCTTCGAACTCACCCAGACCTATCACATCATCGATGGCAAACTCTCGATGAAGGCCGACGCCATGCTTGGCCGCTTTCTATCAGCAGGGGGAAAAGTGATCTGGGGCACTCGTACGGCAGAAAAGGTGACGGGCCGCTTCATCTATCGCGACAACGACCTCGAAATGTCCCAGTCAATGCAGGAGCTAATCGCCTCCGGCGTCGCACTCGCCAAAGGTGACCAACTCAAAGACAACTACCGGAGATACCCGCGCCAAATGTTGACTGCGCGACTCATCTCGGAGGCAGTTCGCCTACTCGCGCCGGAAATCGTCTCCGGCGTGTATACACCGGAGGAGATCGGGGACTTCGCCAACGAATCAACGCCTCCACCCCCACGCCGAGAACCGGAGCCGGAGCCAAAGCCGGAGCCGAAAAAGCCCGCAGCCAAGGCCAAAACCCCGCCGACCATCGACGCCGCAGCCGAGGTGATCGCCGGAGAAGCGCAGTCGGTGGCCGTCGACCCCGAAGACGAGTGGAAGACCATCCTCGGAGAGCACTATTCCAAAGCCCTCAACTTCTTCCATGCAACCGGAGTCCTAAAGGATGCCCAAAAACTCCAACACCTCCCAGACACCTACAAGACCGCAACACGCACCCGCACCGCCGACCTCATCGCTAGACTCTCCAAATAACCAAACACCATGTTCAAACCAGACCGCAACGCCGCCGCCCCAGGCGGATACCTCAAACAGGCCGGAATCTTCGCCGGAACCATCTCATTCCCCGACGAAATCGAATGCACCTCGAAAGGGGAGACAAAAATCCGGCTCAGAATCGAGACCGACGCCGGAACCGCCACGGACGACTACATCAACTCGGAAAAAATGTGGTGGAAACTCAACGTCCTCTTGGCAAGCGTCGACCCGACCGGAACCGTCATTCCGGTCAACGACGGAGCCGACCTCGACTTCAGCAAAGAGCAAAACTTCATCACGTTTGTGCGCCATTTCGACGGGAAATCGCTGAGTTTCGCCCACTACGAAGAAACCTACACCAAACGCGACGGGACGCAGGGGACTTCGTGGCGGGTTCGCCCTCTCGACCCACGGAAAAAGCCGAGCGAACAACTCACAAAAGCCGTCCTTGCACTCGTCAACGCAGCCGCGCTGACAACCCCAGAAGAACCAGACGAAATCCCATTTTGATATGCTCACCGATTCAGACCGAGCCGAAATCTTAGCCATGATCCGCGACGAAATCATCGACGCAGCCCCCCCGAAAGGCGGGGGCGCACTAGATGATCGCAGCCCCGCAGCCCTCACCTTCGAAATCCGTTTTCTAAGACGCGAACTTGAAGCCCTCACCAAACAACTCCACAGCATCCAGACATCCGCAGAATGAACCCAGACCCGACACTAAACGAAGCGCAAGAGATTCTCCGCCAATGGGCCGACGCCCGCGGAATCCTCGCGCACTCCACCCCGCAAGCCCAGGCTCTCAAACTTGTCTCCGAAGTCGGAGAACTGGCCGACGACCTCGTCAAAGGGAACGACCCAACCGACGCTCTCGGCGACGTCTTCGTTTGCCTCACCCTAACGGCGGAACTCCTAAGCATTCAACTCAACGACGCCGTCCTCACCGCATGGCATCAGATCAGAGACCGACGGGGGCGCATGGTCGCCGGCGGAGCATTCGTGAAGGAGGAAGCCAAATGAGAGAGACCCTCCCTGCCTACCTTCGCCGGATGTTCGAAGGACTCAACCTCGCCAACGAACTCCGCGATTGGAACTATTTCGCCGCATTGCAGGAGATGTCGTTCTCCGCATTCGCAAACGCGGTCGAACAACGAATCGGGACGTTCGCCGAACACCCGCGCCAACTGGCCATCCAACTGTTCGCTCGCCGAGCCGTTGAACTGACCGGACGAGCAATCCAGCACGGGCACCAAAACCCAACCGAGTTTCTCGCGATGATCGCCGAGCTTGAAGACGCCATCACCAACGCGCCTCGACTCGACCCCGACAAAATCGAAATCCTCGAAACTAACGAAACCGACCGCCGCCAATGGATCACGCCAGGATGCTGGCTCCCATCCGGACACAGTCTCGCAATCCTGCCTCACAAATGAGCACCAAGGGCCGGACGTGGCTGGACAGACTTATCGGGTTCTGAGTTATGCGAGTACTTGTTGCCTGCGAATACAGTGGCACTGTGCGCCGAGCTTTTCGTGAGCTTGGGCATGATGCTTGGAGTTGCGACTTGCTTCCTGCGGATGACGCTAGCGAGCACCACTTCACGGGGGATGTTCTCCCCCTGCTTAATCAGGGATGGGACTTGATGATTGCTCACCCGCCATGCACCTATCTCTGCAACAGCGGAGTCCATTGGCTAGGCCGCCAGGAAGGTCGAGAAGCGAAGATGCGCGAAGGTGCTCTGTTCTTCAAGGCTCTTTGGGAAGCTGACATCCCCAAGGTGTGCGTCGAGAACCCGATCATGCATCGGTACGCCAAGGAGATTATTGGAGCCGACTACACGCAAACCGTGCAGCCCTGGCAGTTCGGTGAGGATGCGAGCAAAGCCACTTGCTTGTGGCTGCGGAACCTTCCGAAGCTAGAGCCAACGGACATTATCAAGAAGGAGCGGTATGCAAACCAGACTCCGAGCGGACAGAACAAGCTGGGGCCGTCTCCCGACAGGTGGAAGATTCGCTCCAAAACATACGACGGAATTGCCAGAGCAATGGCACAACAATGGGGTAAATGATATGGCGAAGAAACTCACAGCAAAGCAGCTTGCGGACATTGCGTGGAACATCTGGGAGAGCACGCAGTTTTACTTGCAAGAGCACGAGATCGCGACTCGACCCCGACAAAATCGAAATCCTCGAAACTAACGAAACCGACCGCCGCCAATGGATCACGCCAGGATGCTGGCTCCCATCCGGACACAGTCTCGCAATCCTGCCTCACAAATGAGCACCAAAGACCCACTCGAAATCCTCGAACCTTTGGCGCAACTCGCCGCCAAACAAATCGACGCCGAGAGCCTGGTGATCCTCGCCCGAAAGCAGGGGGAAACCTTGGTTGTCGCCGAGGGGGACAACTGGCAATCACTCATTCTCCGAGTGGGGGCCGCGCTTCTCAACCAAACCGCCGAAAAAGATGCCTAAAATTTACCTCAAGAGCTTCCTCCAATGGATTCCCGCCGCCGACGAGCTTCCGAAAAGGGACGTCCCCGTCATCGTCGCCGTCACCGCCGGCAAACAACGGTTCACCGCCGTCTCTCACCGCATGAGTAGGGGGTGGAGTGGACTCACCGGCTCCGCATCCGTGACACAATGGGCGCACCTTCCAACCCCGCCCCTCGATCCCAATGAAACCTAAGACCATCGCACGCGTTATCGGCTTCGTGTTTTTCGCCCTCATCGCCGCACTCACCGTAGCCACAAACAGAGACAAATGACCGACGACCAAATCAACGCCGCCATCTCGCAGCTATACGGGTGGTCCGCAAATTACTGCAACGACCTCAACGCCATGCACGAGGCAGAGGACGAACTCAGTGGAAACCAATACATGGTTTACGCTAACATCTTGGGTGCCGTAGAGGGGTCTTTATTTGGCATTCGCGCCACCGCACGCCAACGAGCAGAAGCGTTTCTTCGCGCGATGGGCAAGTGGCCAACTGACGGTGACCATTTGCATAACACCACGAAAATGGTCGGGGAGGTGACCAAATGAGCAACCTTCAATCCATCGCGCCCAGCATCCTCGCCGGAATGCTCGACCAAATCGCAATCGACGTTCAACCAATCTTCCGCCCCTACCTCATCGAAGCCGCCCGCCGATTGCAACAGATGCCAGTCTACGGTGGAGCCGTCGCAATCGCCGACGACCTCCGCCGCAACGCTTCAGCCGAAGAACTAGTCGCCCTCCTCACGGCGCAAAACCACCAACTCCAAACAGCACTCCAGACACTCATCGATGCTAACACCCCTTGACCGCGCCCGCGCCTACGCCGCCAAAGTCCCCGGAGCAGTCTCCGGACAAAACGGACACTCCTCAACCTATGACCTAGCCCGCGTACTCGTGCACGATTTCGCACTCGCCGAGCACGACGCCCTCCAAATCCTGTCCGAGTGGAACGCCACCTGTTCGCCGCCTTGGTCGCCTCGCGAACTGGAGCACAAGATCAACCAAGCCGCGACCAAGCCGCACAACACGCCGCGAGGCGCAAAGCTGGACATCCAACGCGCCACGGTCTCCGCGACTGGCCGATTTATCGTTTCCCGTACCGCCGCCCCGCCGACCGAGCAGCAAACGGGGGGCGCAAACCGAGCCGATGCCGTCGCACTTCTCAAAGCGGCGTTCGATCCCGAAGAAACAGTCTGCATTTGTACACAAGCCGCGGAATCCGAGGACGGGAAACACCGACCAGGCTCTCACGGGACTTTTCGAACAGCCGCATGGTTCATCGACCAAATCGAGAGCGGAGACAATCCCTTCACCTCGCCCTCCGCCGGTGGCCGCTGGATCCGAATTAACCCCTACAAACAAGGGGCGACCACGGGAGCAGACCAAAATGTCGCCGCGTATCGCCACGTCTTAATCGAGTTCGACGACCTTCCAGAAGCCGACCAACTCCACATTCTCCGCGCCTCAAACCTCCCGCTCACCGCAATCATCTCCTCCGGTGGCCGCTCCTACCACGGATGGGTGAGAGTCGACGCCCCCGACCGTCACACATGGGAAGCCCGACGCGACGCGATCTACCAATACCTCGAAGACGCTCACCCCTGCCCTGCAAACAAAAACCCCGGACGGTTTTCTCGACTGCCTGGTTGCGAGAGGGGCGCAGCCGTCCAACGCCTCATCGCCGGACGCACCGGCCCCGAATCTTGGGAGGAGTTCGAAGAATGGCTGCGCCGCCGCGACCTCCCGCAACTCTACCGGCTCGACGACGTCCAAAAGGTCGACATCTTCCCAGACCCGACTTGCATTTTGGGAGCGCGTTGGCTTTGCAAAGGTGGTTCGTTGACCATCGTTTCATCTTCCGGAGTCGGCAAATCCTCGTTCGTCCTCCAACTCGCCGTCGCCCTCACAACCGCCGTGCCATTTTTCGGAATCGCTCACCCCGACGAAAAACCACTCCGCGTCGGACTCATTCAAGCAGAGAACGACTGGGGAGACATTCGCGAAGCCTTAGAAGGGACGCTGATCTGGCTATGCTCCACCGGACGCGGGACGCGGGACATGGTTCCCAGAATGCAAGAGAACCTCCACTTCTTCCGTGAAAACACAAAGACCGGCGCCGCGTTCCTCGCCCTACTCCGGCAACTCATCAAAGAGCACCGCCTCGACGTCATCATCCTTGACCCGCTGATGGCCTTCTTTGGCGACGACGTCGCAGACCAAAAAGCCATGTCGTTATTTCTCCGAAACACGCTCCAACCGATTCTTGAGGAAACAGGGGCGGTCGTCGTCATTGTTCACCACACCGCCAAACCCAAACACGAACCCAACCGCAACGCCTCCGAAATCGCCTATCTCGGAGCCGGTTCTTCCGAGTTAACCAACTGGTCTCGCGAGGTGGCCGTCCTGCAACGAGAGGGAGAGCGCAAAGACAAACGAGACCCCGCCTTCCGATTCACTCTTTGCAAACGGGGAAACCGCGCCGGACTCCTCGACGACCAAGGGGAGAGAGCAACCGCAATCCGCATCGATCACGCCAAAGAAGGGATTTTTTGGCGGTACGCAACGCCGCTTCCACCGGACGAAAAGCCCGACAAAAAAGCCGAAGAAACCACGGGGACTTTCACCCCGTCGCGCACATACAGAAGCCGCGTGCCTAAACGTCACCGCGACGACGCCGCAGAATAACATACCTAATAAACAAACCCACCCTTACCTCTTATGCCTCCCACCTCCCACCGCCCCACCCCACACTCATTTTCCCCCTCCTCCCCGTTAGGGGGGAGGGAGGGGAAAATGATGTGGGGATGGGGCGTGGGGAGGGGGGCAAGGCGGGAAAAAGGAGAAGAAAAGAGCAATCCGCACCCGTCACCCTCGACGTACGATTCGACGCGAGGACGACCCCGCCCCGTTCGCCCTGCGCCCATGTTCGTTTTGGGTCGCGATTGCGGTTTCCGGAATGGCTCGACGCCTTCGGTTTTTCGCGCCCCCACCCCCCCCTACCAAGGAATCTTTTTCAATGTCGCAAAATAGTTTGCGGGGACGCAC